GGAGAACGTGAAGTTAAAACAGCTTTAAATTTTTCAATAGCTGGTCCAATCCTATCCATTGGCACATCAGCTTGGTTTCTTGATTGTAACTCATCTACCTCTTCAGTGGTGTAGTGGTTACCATGAAAAAAATCTATATCAAAACGAGCTTCGGTATCCCAGCTTTTCCTAGCATCTCTATATCTGCGATATAGTTCTTGGTTATAATCTGCTCTTTTATCTTTTTCTAATACCATTAAGTAGTCTCGTTTGCTAACCTTTGTACTAATAATCTATTGACTAACCCTTTTAAATTAGGATTCAAAGCACTAGGGCTGACTGCGTTCTTGTTTAGCATGGCGCCTTGCTTTCTTGACAGTGGAGTCTCTACACCATAAGCAGGTAATATTGCTTCTGCTAATTTTGGTACTACCATAGCCTCTCCGCCTGTCATGCCATTTTGCATTCTAGAAGAGTAAACATCTGGTTGTAATGCTGCTACTCTCCTGTCATTAGCCATAGCTCCCATCAAATTGTTATCAGAAATCATACCACCTTCTTGCATATTTGGCTTTTTAGATTCTTCCACTCTTCTTCTAATTCTTTCAAGCTCTTCTTTTATAGATTGTTCTGTAATGGTATCACCAGTAAAGGGATTAACTTCTATGACTAAGCCCTTTAAAAGTTCATCTAAATCGGAGCTTTTTTGTCGCATTTCTTTTTGCTTCCTAGGTGCGGGTGGTCCAAAATACTGAGGTCCTTTTACTTCAACAGGTTGTCCAAACTGAAATAAATCTTTTTCAGCTTGTGTTCTGTTATCCATATTCATTAGGGTATCCATAGCTGTTTGTCTTAAGTTTTCTATACCAACATTATCTAAAACTGACATAGCATCTCGCCTAATGTCTCTAAGCGTATTTAACGAAGGAAGAATACTGCCACCCTCTTGATACATCATTGGTGGCATATTATTGCCCATTCTTTGCATAGGGCTAAGATTTATAGCTGGATTCATAGGTCTTTGCATCATAGGTTGTTGCATACCAATCATACCACCCATTTGCATTTGATTCTTCATTGACTTAGCGATAGCCATTCCTCTTTTCTTTTCATACTCAGATATCTTACCATCTTTATTTAAGTCAGACTTTTTCTTATCAAAACCAGTGCCTTGGTTAAACATTCTACGGCTATGAAGAGGACCACCTTGCTCATACTGTATCATACCACCTAGTTGTTTTTTAAGTTCTGTAGTGTATGACCTACCATCCCATGTAAAAGTATCTTTTCCTTCTCTTCTTGCTGTTCTAAAAGCATCTCTAAATGACTGTGCCTTGTTAGAAGCTTTGTCATAGATAGGAAAATTATTTTTGTCAAAAGCTATTGGCTCTTCTGAAGCTGTTTGCTTTGTATTTTCTACAGCAGCAGAACCTAATAAATTTTCTAAAGCAGAACTAACCCTTGCCCTAATAGTTGGTCTAAGCTCTTTTGGAACGTCTTTTAATTCTGGTTGTGCTAACCCGGGTGTAACGTCTCTTAAAGCCATTACGTTTCTGTTCATTTCCTCTTCGCTTAGTATACCTACTTCTTCTGGGCTTATAGACATTTCAGGGGTTACATCTCTAATTGGCATTTCATCTCTGTTCATCCTATTGAACATATCAATTCTTTGTGCTAATGCAGCCTCATCTGGGTCTCCCATTTCTGCTAGACCCGGAAAAAGTATTTCATCTAAACTTTCCCCTGAGAAATCTATATCTTCTGCTGGACCTCTTAATCCAACATCTTGAGTAGTCATATCTGCTATATCTTCAGGGCTATCCATTTGAGCTGTTGGTCTATAGGCTTTTTCTCTTCTGCTTATAGCAGCATCTGCTTCGGCTAAACTAGCTATGATATTTTGAACATCTCTTCTTTGGGAAGCTGGTGTAAATGTAGGTGTTGGGAATCTTCTGCCAAATGCGTCTCTTTGAAAAGCAGATAGCTCGTAAGGACCCATTTGTGGTGATATTCTAGAGGGAGGAGGGTTTAAAAATCTAGATAAGTCGCTTATAGTACTTATATTCCCACCTTCTTGGTACATAGGTGTCTTTGGAGAGACCATGCCTCCTCCGGGCATCATCTTGGTGCTGGCACTGGCAATAAGTGCATCTATGGCACTATGAGCGTTTTGAGCGTTATCAGCGTTGTTCATCTGTTCCATCCTTCCGATATCGTTGATTTGCTTGATGAGAGGCAAGAAGTCCTCAGTAGCCTCTTTATTGATGATAAACTCTCCGCCTTCTAGTTCTACATCGGGACCGTTAGCAACAGAAGCATAAACTCCTCCGTCACTATGAGATGGTCCGACTACTAAGCCTGAGTCTGGAAACATCATTCTGCTTCTATTTGCCATTTGGTATGTGGTCCTATAGCTTAATTATTGTAACAGAAATCTTCTATCGGGAGAATATAAAAAGAAATATTGTAAATAGCAATAGCTTATTTTATGTTCTTGCCCCTGTCATCCAATTATACTTTTTTAACTTTGGAAATAGACTTTCTTTTCTCTTGTCACCCTTGAATCCTTCTTTTGGTGTAGCAGCTGACTTGGGCGCTCTTGCAAAGTAATCCGCATAATAAAGAGCATCCATAATATCATCGTTCCTAGGTTTGGGGTGTTCAAAGAACTCATCTACTATCTCTGTCATCTCCCTGCGTATATATAACTTTTTAGAGTTGACAATAGGTCCTAGCGTTGTTTCTAGCCTATCTGCCTTTTTAATCCTACCGGGTGGCTTAACACCTTTGAAGATACCGGGCATCAAGCGCTTTTCCTGCGCACTCATACGAGTTACCATATCCCTTACCATTTCTTGTGCTGCCACTGTTTCTATTGTAACCCTTTTAACTGGATTGTATTTCTTTGCTAAGTCTATAATCTTTTGTGGCACATCAAAGGTAGGGATACGTTCTCTAAAATATTCTAAGATATAGCGATTAGAGCGTGAATCTATACCCATAACCAGTATAACCTGATAGTCAGAGGTCTCACTAGCTGTCGCTGCAAGGTCTACCCCTATGTAAAGATTAATAGGTATCATCTCATCGTGCTCTGCTATGTAATTAAATCCATTGATATACTTTCTCTCACCAGAAAAGTATTGTATCCTGTCTATCTTGAATGACGCATTGGATATATCTCTAGCATCATTCATGTACTCCTGAGCAAACTTGTTTACGAGCCCCGCTTCTATAAACTCTCTTTTCTTTGCATTTAACTTAGAAAGTGGAAACTGCTCTTTCCAAATAGGTTGACCATCCTCTATCGCACGCTTAAAGAATACCTGCCAAGGATAACTGCGATTATCTTCCTTTGCTTTGTTGTACCCATCGTATGTCATTTGCAGGAAGCTATCAAAGTGCACAATCGTGCCAGAAAGCCATATCCAGCCTTCCTTACCTGGGGATTCTTCCAAAGCTGGATAAATCGTTGATACCACCCACCTCTTGATGTCTGCACGTCTTTCTGGTGTCCTTGTATTTAGTTCTGATTCAAAGTCATCAAGAATAATGCCAGTGTATCGAACATCTACCTCAGCTCTACCACGAAGTCTTTGGCTGGTACCTTTAGCTATAATCCTATCTCCTTTAGGTGTAACTAAATCCTTTTCAGTCCATCTTTTTCCTACTGAGCCTCCATCCATATTACCAAAGTAGTATTTGATTGTCTTGTTCATCTCTAGATGATGTCTGATATATTTTAGGTGGTCAATAGATTGTCCCTGTTCCTCCGATACCCATGCTATAAAGTTTTGTGTATCCTCACCTGAAAAGCAAAGCTTGTGTAGGATAGCAGATTTAGAAAGAATAGATTTACCGAAACCCCTTGGAAGTATAATGCAGATACGCTCACCGGGCTTGGTTGATATTAATTTTTTAGATACATCATAGTGATATGCAGGAGATGTGCTTTTATTTAAGAAGTCATTAGGTAGGAAAGCTCTACCAAAGTAAACAAGGTCATTGTATGCTTTGTACAATACCTCATCTTTTCTTGCCATTTCTTCTGGCGAAGGGTTAATGTTAAAACTATTTTTTTGCTTTAACTCTTCTATACCCACCCTTGGGTCCTAATCTTTTCTTTTCTTCCATACTCAAAGCAATGGCAACCGCTTGATACATAGGATATCCTTCGTCAACTAACTTGGATATCTTTTTGTTCACTCTTCTGTTACGAGGTTTAGACATTACCACTTTACCTTATCTGCCCAAAATGCTGCAGACATCTTGCCCTTTGCTATATTTTTTCTATGACGTGCTTTGAATGACTTTCTTTTCATAGTAGTAGCACGTGATTCACCCTTCTTAGGTTTACCAGCGGTCTTAGCACCTTGCTGTCCAAAGCGTATGGTCTTAATCTTATCACCTTCTTTGGCAACCACTATGTGTGATTTAGTAGGATGACCGGGTGTTCTCTTAGGTTTATTAAATCCAGTTACCCCTGCTCTTGCAAGTCTAGGGTCTTTTTTTCTTGCCATGTGATTTCCTTATCGCTACTTTACCTGCTTTAGCTATATTAGCCTGAGTTGTTTTGCCAGCTACCTTAGCCCTTTGTTCCATAACTGTTAATATTTGAATCTTTCTAGCAAATGGCTTCTTAATGCGCTTTACTTTTGCTACGGTAGCTCTAGCATCAGCTGGGGTAGCATATTTGATTCTAACGGTATCCTTGGGGTTTTCATCGGTATATAGTCTACGACCTGTACCCTTTGGTTTCTTACCAGTGCCCTTTTTAGGGTCTTTTCTTTTTCTCATCGCTTTTTGCGTCTGGTCGTAGTCTTTTTCTTTTTACCACCACGGATAAGGTCTGAATCTGCTTTTCTTGCTCCACCCTTGCCAGTTGCAAAGCTTCTTACTCTACCAGCAGCCCATTGGTGTGCGGAAACACCGGGTCTACTACCCTGCGAATAGTAAGCCCCCAAACCACGAGAGTAGACCTTGTTTAGGGTAGACTTAGATATACCTGAGCTTTTAGAATATTTTGCTACGACCCCAGCTTTACCGCTTGGAGTTTTTGCTTTTGGTCTTGCGCTTTTTCTTTTTGCGGGCACTTTGACTCCTTTCTTTAGATATTCTGTCCATCATAGCTGGAGTTAGTTGACCAGCAGCATAAAGCTTTCTAGTCTCAATAATCTCAGATTCTTGGGCAGAAGGGCTTTTAGCACCTCTAACGTACTTTTTAGGTACGCCTCTTTTAGTCTTAGGTACCTTTTTAAATTTTCTAGCCATTACTTTTTAGCTTTGTGTACTTTTTGTACTTCAAAAGAAGCGGTAAGGCTTGCACCTTTGTGTGCCTTGAACTTACCAGTATGCTTCATAAGTTTATATTGATTCTTGCCGTGTTTCATCCAATGATGACCAGCAGGGGCTTTTACTCTTTTAACTGCCATATTGTACCTCTAATCGTATGTTATAGGTTATATTACCCCATTTAACTTGTTTAGGGTAATCCCAGTATCTATTGAGAAGCACTTTCTTCTAATAGTCCGGTTTCAAATGCTTTTAACTTATCCCTAGAAAAACCTTTGAACTCTTGTATCAACGCTAGTGACTCTGTTTTCTTTTCTTTAGATAGTAGACCTGATATCTTCATTAATGTTTCTAACGCTCTTAGTCTATCAGAATCCTTGGCATCTCTTTTTTCTACTATGTCTTTTGCTTGTTCTAGTAAATATGTTTTACTGATACCTAGTTCATCTAATATTTGTTCTACTTCTTTATTGACCAATGTCCTAATCCTCTTTTGTTTTAATAGTACTCTTGATTTTTGATGGGCATAATCTTTATTGTTAGTGTCGAATGAATGTAAATAAGCATCAGTTACATCTACACCTTGAGCAACTAGCTTTGCAAAGTATTTTTCTTTATGGGTAGTAAACTTTTTCTTTAGGTTTCCAAATCTATATATGTCTTTCTTTGGTTCCCCTGACATTGGTGTGCTGCTATTAGTAAAGAATGTTCCTAATAGTGTTCTAACACCTTCTTTTTTCTTTTTACTGTCTTTGTTTACAGTAATCTTTTTTAATATAGATAGCACTTTACCATCATCGCTAATGGTCCATTCGCCTTCTTCTGCAGTGCGCCAGTCAGTGTTAATCTTTTCTTTAGGGTATTTTTTACGAAACTCTTCCTCGTTATCAAATAAATGATAATCTACGCCTTTGATTGTTTTAAGATACATTATGCCTGAGCTTCAATCTCTGGCTTAGTCCCTGTAACGAAGTCTACTAATACTGGGGTATCCATCTCATCTATGACCATTAGTATCTCCATCATGTATTGGTGGTCACCAGTATCAATGAACTTCTTTGATAGGCTTTTTAAATAATCTATCGCAGGTCCTAAATCAAGTACTTCTATACGAGGTTCTATTTCCATGGCGGTAATATAATCATAGAATATAGTATTCAACAAGTAATTAAAATAAGTGTTGACAGGTATAGTGTTTTTACTATAAATTTCAACTGTTGGTTGAGAGGAACAATAATATATTAATATATTAATATTATATTATTAATATTAAATAATATTATTAATATTAGATAGATAGTTAATATTATAATATTTTAATATATTACCGCATTTTACCGCCGCAGGCAATCCAACCTAAATCTCAAAAAAAATCCAAAAAAAATATTTTACTATGTGTGTCTTTCTTTTTTTATGCACACGCCACCCCCCGCAGCTTTTTCGTTGAAAAAAAGTTAGGTTGAGATTTTTGGAACCAGTTTAAATATATTGAAATTATTTTATTTATTTGGGAACAAAATTAAACTCATATCATATAAAATATATAATAACTAACTAGGAGATTAAATGAGTAAATCACAAATAGAAAATATACTATCAGATTCTTTAAACAAAATGTATGATAATGATGTTAAAGAATTAGAACATACAATACATGATTTAGAATATAAAATACAAGAATCTGATGAAACTCTTTTTGATTTATATGGAGAGTTAAACCAAACTAATATTCATAGTAATAAATACCATAGCTTAGAAAATAAAATCAACAAGCTAGAGAAACGTATTGAACACTTAGAAGAAAGTTTAAATGAATATCAACATGACTTAATTAATGCTAAAAATTTATTTTAATTAAGTTAAACAACCCGGGGGGCGAAAGCCCCCCACAACCTAGGAAAGGAAAATAAAATCCTATGGAAATACTAAACAAACTAAAAAACATACAATCACAAATTGAGACTGCTAACCAAAGCGCTTATGATTCTAAGCAGGAGATTGAGAACCTAGAATACAATCTTAGTCAAGCTGGCGATTATGCCGATGATGCTTCTAATTATCTAGAAGATGTAGCAAGGGATATAGAAAGCCTACAAGATACATTAGAAGATGATTGGGCAATCTTAGAAAGAACAGTAGCAACTAAAGCAATAATACAAATTGTTAAGATGTTACCCGAGATTGACAGGGAATACACTGTTGAAGAAGTTGCAAGACACTTCAAACCTAAAAAAGAAGAAACGCAAGAGATTAAGACTCCTGCAGCCAAATCAACAACAGAAGAAACAACAGAAGAAAACTAACTAACCAAGGGGGGCGAAAGCCCCCCGCAACCTAGGAAATACAATGATTATAGAAAACTTTGACACTTACTTAACACTTGGAATGATAGCCTCAGCTTATCTTTTTATAATGGTAATAGTACAATTAATAAAACTACATAAGGACAAATAAAATGAGTACGGAATGGAATACTAAAATAAACGGAACTAAAATAGTAAGGTTTGCAGGAAAAGAAGGGGTAATGTTTTTAATTAGGAAAAAGTTAAAAAGCAACCCCCTTTACTCTAATTGGGATGTGTACCATAAACTTACAGAAGATTCAATAACACTATCCAAAAAAGAAGCAACAGAAATAGCGTTACAATTATTAGAGATAGTAACAGAAGAAGTCTAACTGATGAGCCTTCAATAGGCGAAATCCGGGAGATCTCCGCAGGAGATTCCCGGAATCTTAGACAGTACAGAAAGTTTTTTGACAATGAATAACTAGAAAGGGTAATCTTATGATTAACAGAATAGCAAACAGAGACGCTAGAAAGTATGTATATCAAACTATAGCGTTTAAAGCTAACAACTTAATGGCTGAATGGGATGATGACAATGAGGGCTCTAATACGCCTTACGTAGTTTATAGCTACGGGAGGCACTTCCCGCTATTTATTTATCTAGGTAATACATGGTATGAGAACAAAGATAAATACTCAACCTCAACATCTAGACATAAAACACAATGCCATCCCGGATTAGATACAATCAAGCTAACAACTGACGAAATGCAAGAGTTACTTGTAAACAATACGTTAGAACGTATCGAGAATAGTTAACCTCTCCTAGGGTAAGACCTGAGCAAGTCTATAAACTGCTCATTCTTTTTGTCTACTATTTTTTAATATAACATTCACGTAAGTACTTTTATTAAAATACATTCACGTAAGTAGATTCACGTAAGTAGATTCACGTAACTATTTTAAAAAGATAATTCACGTAAATAGTTTTATTTAGGGGAAATTCACGTAAATACTATATTTTAATATATTAATTCACGTAGGCGTTAATATTAAAATATTATTGATTATATATATAAATTAAAGTAAGTCTTAAAATAATATTAATAAAATATTAGGGCGTATACTATTACACGCTCTATACCACAGATTAAAAAAATATTATTTATTTTGAAACTTTTATTGAACTACTGCATTAAATATATATAACTAAAAAAAAGGAATACAAAATGACTATTTACGAAATAAAAAGAAGAACAAAAAAAACAAGCCCCTACTTTTTTAGCAAAGATACGCTAAGATTTTTTGGTCAACGTATGAAAGATTTTAAAGTAACAAAAATAGATGATGATATTTACCATATTAAAGCCCCTATGTATGATTTTAATGGAACATATATGGGTGATACTAATAAGTTTTTTTATCCATCAACAAATAGATTATCTTCAGTAAAGATAGATTTAAATAAAAGGAAATAAAATGTATTTATCAAAATATTATCAAAATAGTAAATCAATATTAGAATTGGATGAAAAAGATTATGTTACCAATATATACGAAAAAAATGGTTATTGGTACGCAATGCACGATATGTCCTACACGATATATGAACACGTATCCGAGTACGCTAGATTAAAATATGAAGTAACCAATGCTGGAATGGGACATTATAAATGGGAAATAAAAGGATTTGAAACAGGATTAAAGACTACAAGTAGTAGTAAAAAAGGTGCTAAGGATATTATCCACGCCGACGCTAAGAAATTTTTAGAAAAAATAATGGAACTTTCATTATAATAAAACGTATATAATAAAAATAAAGGAAATACAAAATGCATATAGAATTTATAAAAGATAAAAACAATGATGTTATTGACGCTAATTATTACTGCTCAGATTATTGTCATCAATTAAAAAGTGGCGATAATTACGAGGGGTGGAACGGGTGCCACGAAACAGAACAAAGCACGAATTGCTATAATTGTAACAAAGAAATAAAGGAAATATAAAATGAGTCATAACTATTTAAATTTAAAAGAACTAACATTTAAGGACGATGAATTGAACGAATATATCCAAGATATGCTAAAAGAATACAAAGAGGACGGAAGTCTAGACGATGAGGATTTTGTTGATGACATACACTATTATTTATTCAATCAAGATTATTATTTAATAGGTACGCAAGAAGCTAAGGAGTGGTTAAAAGGTCATGCCTTTGACGTGATACAATACGTTAAAGAGTATGAGCAATTTAATTTTGGGGAGTGTAGCACCGATTTAAGCAACCCCGAGAAGGTTGTTAATATGTTCGCATATATTAGGGGCGAGGAATTGCTAGGCGATAACCTTAAAAAAATAGGAGTAACTCAATAATGCAAATAGAAAAAAGAATAAAAAGTTACGGCGATATAGAGTCATTGAACAAAACTGAATCTCACGAAATAATAAGAGCTTTATTAGAATATATTAAGCCCGATACGATTATTCAGCCTAAAGCAGAAGACTTAATGAAAAAGCATTGCGACTTGATAAATCGTCATTTGTATTGGATAAATCAAGTAAATCTAAAGCAGAGAAGTGAGGTGTAACAATGAATGCAAAAATTAGTAAAGATTGGTTCGCATACGTACTATCAAGGTTCATTGCTTACGAAATGGATGAACAAGAACAACAGAAATTTCTTGAAACATTGATAGGAAATTGGATGTATAGCAATAAACAATTAGACTTCCCTTGGATGGTAAGAATCCTTAATCACCCGGATTTTGGGGAACCTATTACAAAGTTAGAGAGCGACCCATTTTGGGAAAAAGAATTAAATACAATCAAATAAAAAAGTTTGGAACAAATAAATAATTAATAAGTTAAAACAATAAACAAAGGAAATACTTACAATGGAAACAACAACAGCAATAACAAAAACCAAAGGCGACTTAAGCAATCGTGAATTTTGTCGCAGATATTGGAACGAAAAAGGTACAAGTGAATTACTAGGTGCAAGAATAGTTAAGGTCGAGTACATGACTAAACAAGAAAGCGATGAAATGATGTGGGACGAGCAACCCGTTTGCTTGCTATTAAAAAAAGGTAATAGAGAATTTTGGATGTTCCCTTCACAGGATGACGAGGGTAACAATGCGGGTGCATTATTCTATGGCGAGGATGGCGTAATGCCAACTTTGAGGGAGGTGTAAAATGCAAATAACAACTTGTGATAAATGCGACATAGTAGTCGACCATTCAATGGATGAACGTAGGTTCAAGCCACATAATATCGTAGATGATAAAGCGATATGCGAGGATTGTGATACGTGGACAGGCACAGGATATACCAACTTAGTCTATTGGAGGTTCGAGGATAGCCCTAGATTTCTAGGGTTTACCGATGGCTCGACATGGAATGGTTGGGCGAATATTCAAGTCAATAAAGAACAATTTAAAGCAGTAAAGAAGTGGATGATATACCACATGGGTCTAGAGGGATTTAATGAGTTTATGAAAGAGTACGAAGTCAAGGTCGATGAGAATAGATATTCATTTGCCTATGGATGTACTGCTGAGATTGTTAGCAACAAAGACGAGATTATTGGCAACATATACGATGACTTGTTTCCGTGGATAAACGATGGTATCGCCGTAGTACAGATAAAATATGGCTTGGATAATGGAGATGTATCGCCGAGCCTAGACATGGAGTTTAGAGAGGTGTACGAAAGACTAGCCGAATGCGTGTATAAACAACTACAAGAACATAATAAAATAGAAAGTGAGGTGGCATGATAGCATTTAAAAGGTCATATTATTCTATTGGACACTTAGCCATACCATTGCTAGTTCTTTGGTATCTAATACCAGCGATGTAATGAAGAAGATATTACACTTGTGTGCCGACATAGGTAGCGATTCAAAGCCATACGAAGAGAATGGATACGAAGTTATAAGAATTGGCAAGGATATTGGTGTAGAGAATTACCATCCACCAAACGATATATACGGAATCATTGCTAACCCCCCTTGTACAGAGTTTAGTTTCGCCAAGACCAACTCAAAGATACCTAGAGATTTAGAGAAAGGTATGTTCTTAGTCAAGGAATGTTTGCGAATAATATGGGAATGTCAATATGAGATACCATACGAAACGGCTAAAAAGACCACACTAAAGTTTTGGATGCTAGAAAACCCCTTTGGATTTTTACGTAGATTCTTAGGACATCCTACATTAGTTTATCAACCTTACGAATATGGAGATAACTACAAAAAGAAAACGTGTGTATGGGGATTCTTTAACATACCAAAGAAGAATCCTATCGAATGTACGATGCCAAAGTTTGACAAGTTAAAAACCAAGCAGATACACTACGAGGGTTACGAACATTTGACTAGGCAAGAACGTAGAAGTATATCGTCCCCTAGTTTTGTAAAAGCATTTTATGAGGCTAATAAATAATGCTACGTGAAAAGATACATCAACTAAGAGGCGAGGGATATAGCTACAATGCCATTTCTAAGCTCTTAAAGTGCTCAAAATCAACGATTAATTATCATTTGGTAGCTGGTGCCAAACAAAAGATTTTAGCTCGAAATAAGCGATATAAATGGAAGAAGAAAGTTACTGAGTACAATCTTGGTTTGCGTGAAAGATACGAATGGAAGTATGATTATCTATTGAACAAACAATGCGTAGTATGTGGCGAGAGTAATCCATTGACATTGCAATTCGACCACAGAAGTAAATACGTCAAGACAGATAACATGGCAAATCTTTTTCGGAACAAAATAACGATTAAAGAGTTAGAGAAAGAGGCAAAGAAATGTAGAGTGTTATGTGCAAATTGCCATCAAGTAAAGACAGCGAAAGAAACGAACAGGGTGTTTTATCAGATATGTATGGAGAGAAAGATAGAAGATTTTATACGAGATTGCGGCAGGTAATGTTTAGGGTATGGACACAACTAAAGTAGTATTGATTAATTGAAGTTAATTTCACAAATAACAGCAATCAGTTTGTACCCTAAAAAAATATTTGGGAACTTTATTAAAACTTAATAGTTATAAGAGTATGGGTATCATTATTGAAAGTAAAAGTAGGACAGAAATTGTCAGGGTGTTAGAAACCTATCTTGATACCCTTTTAACGAGAGCCTCTGTATTCAGATGTGTGTTGGGCAGTCTGGACCCTTCAGAGAAAACTGAAGTCTTGCTCAAAGGTGCACTAAGGCAAGAGAACAACCCACAGGGGCTCTTAAATTTAAGGAGAAAGATATGAGAAAGAATAGTGTTAAATATCTAGAGAGATTAGTAAAAGAAGAAATGAATAAATACAAGGTAGCTTTGAAGGATTTTAGATTTAGAGAGCGTGGCATTGAGAAGATTGTAAATGACGTAATACCAAAAGATGCAGACACGCTAGTAAAGATAGGCAACAGAGCCAAGTGGCTTATGAATAATGTGCCGGAAGATTATAGATACGGAGAAATGATTGAGATTAATAATGCAATCGCTAGTAACTTACACGAACATTTACAGCGAACAGCAGAACAATACATAGGTGAATTATGATAGGTGGAGACAATACGGCAGTAGAATGTCCGGAATGCAATGAGATGCTGGTCTGGTGGGAGTACGGAGATTCTGGAGACCATTCAGATTGGGGCATGGGTTGTGAGAATGCAGAGTGCGAAGGCTTTGAGGTACAACCACACGATGTGTATAGTGCAATAGTAGCTGAGGCAGAAAGAAGAATTTAAATAGGTGCGTCTCTCTCTCCGGCGATGGGGGTTTTGTATTATTTTCCCCCGCTTTGTTACATCGCTACATAACGCACCTGCAGGGGAGGGTTTAGTATTTCCCCCTCCCCTCAAACTTTAATCAACAAGAAAGGGATAATATGTTAGTAAAAGACTTTTTTAAATGGGCACGTAAGGAATCTGAGATAGAGCTAGACTTGATGGAAAAGAAGGGAATCGAATACACAATTTCAGATAAGGATAAGTTGGCTAATTTCAAGTCAATCGGGCAACGGCTGCGATGTCAACCGGAGTTTGTTGCGATGGTGTATTTATTAAAGCACATGGATAGTGTAAGGAACTATGTATTAGAGGGAACAGAAGCATCTAACGAGCCAATAGAAGGCAGGCTCAGAGATATACGTAATTATTGTTTACTGCTAGGTGCATTGATAAAAGAACGCAAAGAAGAGAAGAAAGGATTTAAGAAAGAATCTAGAGACTTTTTTAAGCTAACGGATAATTACATTAGCGACCTGAAAAAGAAAAATAAAAAGAATGATAAATCCTAATTTACTCCATGAGGAATTTAACATTCTTGATATGGCAAACAGTTTAGATGATTTTGAGTTAGAAATCGAATTAAAAACCACAGAGTGTATTTGGAAAAGTTTTGAGATTTTAGATAGGACATTTTTTGATGAAATGTACGAATGGTTTTACGAAGAAAAGAACGCATTTGATAAATGGGAGGCGTTAAGTGATAGTAAGCTAGAAAGAATAAGTGATATGTGCAGTGCGATTCAATTAGAAGCTATAATTTTTAACGACTTACAAAGATAAATTTGTAAAAACAAAAAAGAAGGGAACAAAATAAGATGGGTATAGTTAAAGACTTATGTTTACTATTTGTGTATGAATGTAAACGTAATAAAGAATTTATTTTAGGAATGATAATAGGAATCATTATCGGTAAGATAATATAGAAAGGTGTATAGTGTTAGCAAACTACGATAAGATTATAGAACAAATACAAGCAGAGATAAAGCGTATACGAGATGCCAACAAAAAGTTACTACTTAAAAATAGTACATTGCAGTACGCAGAGAATACAATGTATTTAGCAGGTCTTTATAAGGGACTAAGCATCATAACTGACCACGTGCGTGACGAATTAAACGAGCTAGATAAGTGGGCAGACGATAAACAAAATGACATTTCTGCTTGAATATGGCAAGAAACGATGTAAATTCCGGAATAATCAGCAATTATTTAGGAAAGGTTATGTTGTTAAATAAAACTGCAATTAAAAAAATGTTTCACGATGAGGGCATACAAGTCAATGTCCTCGCACTCAATATAGTAGAGCGTCTTGTTAGATACGTAATAGAGTCTATGATTATTGGTGCAAAGTTTAAGAAAGTAAAAAGGGTAAAGCCTAGTAATATACAGAAGATATCTGACGAAGAGATAAAAGCTATGCTTATACACATGGATGATAGACCTTTTTAAGATATACGATGACTACATTATGGACCTCAAGGGCGAGAACTATGACGCCAGATATGAGGGTAAGGACGAATGGTTTCACGCATCTGGTGCAGGCTTGTGTATGCGTAAACACTACTTTGCTCAGATAGAAAAGCTACCGACCGGAGACAAGGACTCCAACACGATGCGACTCTTCCGACTTGGCGACTTGGTTCACGGAGATATGCAAGAAGCGTTAGAAAGATATGCGAAGAAGAATGGCTATGAGGTCCACATCGAAACAGAGATTCTGATTCCACGATTGAATGTACGTAGCTTTGTAGATGCTATGATTCTAAAGGATGGTGCATTGTACGATATTAAAACCTGCAACGATTTCAAGTGGCAATCTATCTTTGGTAGGTACGGAAGTAAAGAGGCGCCGCAGAACTATGCGATTCAACTAGGAACCTATGGTCTTTACTATCGTGAAAACAATATAAAGATAAATAAGATGGCGTTACTTTTTTATAACAAGAACAACTCACGTGTAAAAGAGTTAAAGGTGCCAAGAAAATATATTGATATAGCAGAAAGGTATTGGCTAAAAGTAGAAGAATTATTTAAAGACGGCTTACCACCTATACAGAAAGGTTTCTCTCCGGTAGAGGATTGGGAGTGTAACTCTAAGTATTGCTCGTTTTACGAGGCTTGTGGTGGTGGCATAAAAGGAATACAAGAAAGGGAAAACAAATGGACCAAGAGGTAGATTGGGAAAAGGTAAACAGAGGCAAGGTACGCTATGGCTTTGCACTTGAATTATACAAGCAGGGTAAGATGTTAAAACCATCTGAGATAGGAAAGATAGAAGCATTCGTAGGGTATGTTATGAACGGCGTAGATGAAGATAGCCCGCCTGATAGACCGATTGTAAAGAAGCCATACATGGACAAAGAGCAGTGTAAGAAAGTATTAGAGACAGAAAAAGAAGGAACTAAGAAGTTTGTAGAGGCTATGATTCATCTAGATATGGATGGTCTCAAGCAAGAGGATTCAGATAAGGTCTTAAAGGCATTAGCCGATGGGAAGATTACAATGGACAATCTTCAAGCATCGCTAGATAAGATGCACGAAATAAGAAAATCTTATAAGTAGATGTCGGGCGACTCCTACTACATACCAAATAGGGATAGTTCAGATTCTCGCATACCCTCCGGAGAATACAAAGCTATGATATGCGACATAGAAGTTATGAAGGATATGCG